CAACCATCTATATTAAGATGGCTGAACTGGCGGCTTCTGAATTTAGAGTTGGGCATCAAATCCTTTTGAGAGATGCGAGTGATTCAACTCTTGATGTCAATGCGAAGGTGACTGCTAGGACGTTAGATGGTGTAGCTTCAAAGTTAACAGTTAAACTGTTGGAAGCTGATGATAACAGCACCCAGACTCACAACCTGGCTCACTGTGATAGGGTTATAGTCATTGGTAATATCAACGAGGAAGGTGCGGCTATGCCTAACGCCCTCGGCTACAACCCTGTAAAGTACTATAACTACACACAGATCTTCAGAACGCCCCTAAGCATCACTCGTACAGCTCGCGAAACGAGACTTCGTACTGGCGACGCCTATAAAGAGATGAAGCGTGAAGCTCTCGAGCTGCACGGTATTGAGATGGAAAAAGCGTTCATCTTCGGGATTCCGACTGAAGCAGCTGCTGGACTAGTGGAGTTGAAACCTGAGAGAACAACTCAGGGGATTATCAACTTCGTTAAAGCGAATGTAGCTGCTAACTTCAACGACTATCGACTAAATACTGCCTACACCACAAAAGCTTGGGATGTGGCTGGTGGAGGGGAAGCATGGCTAGATGCTTATCTGGAACTGGTTTTCAGATTTGGTAGTGCTGAGAAATTGGCCCTTTGCGGTTCTGGTGCTCTTTTAGGCTTGAATCAGTTAGCGAGAAGTGGTGCTCAGATGAAACTGGAACCTAAGGCTACTGTTTATGGGATCAAGATCACTGAGTGGATTACACCTTTTGGTAGTATCTATCTGAAGACCCACCCTTTGATGAGTCAGGAACCTACGACTCGCTATTCTATGATTCTCATCGAACCTAAGAATTTGATCTATCGGTTCATCACTGATACTACATTCTATGGCGAAGGTGAGGCAAAGCAGGCTGGTCCTGGAACTAATAGTGGTCGCAAAGACGCGACGAATGAGGAATTCTTGACTGAGTGCGGTCTTGAATTGTGGCATCCTGATACCTTCATGGTTCTGGATGGAGTTGGGAAAGACAACATTGTCTAAAACATCGAACGCTTAGTGGGCTCTACATAGTTGGCAGTCTAAGGAGGCTGCCAGCTATGTTCAAAATTATAAACAAAGGGTGGTGGATGAAATGTCTCAGTTTTCACTTGTAAAAGCTAAATTTATTGATATAACTGGACGTGCTGATTTAGCAGATCCTGCGGCTGCGTTTGATGCTGGCTTCTTTATAAATGAAGGGCAGAAATTCTTAGATAGACTATTTAATAGAGGGAAGACTGAAGCCAGACATTTTGTAAATCTAACCGCTGGACAGATCCTTGTACCTCTGCAGAATGTTAGATCGTTCAAAGAAGTTTGGCTTTTTGATAGTGAAACACGAGTTCCACTACTTGTTGAAACTGCATTTGCTTTGAGAGAGTATTACAATGAGCCAGTTGCAAATCTGGTCAGTGGCCCCCCTGAGTATTATGCACCTATTGTAATCAGACCATATCCTAAGGACCTGACCTCAACTGGCTTAAATCAGGTATGGGCAGTTCAGGATATGAAGTTGACAGGTCATGAAACCTATAATGCTATTTTACTGAAGCCGCCTGTTGATGTCTCTCTTAAATATACACTGGAAATAGCTGGTCTATTCTATACAGATGCATTATCTGCAGATACAGATAAGTCATACTGGACTGAAACTAATGAACTATTATTGATTTTTGCAGCTGCATATATGATGGAACTAACCTATAGAAATATGGAGGGTGCGAAGGATTGGCTAATGTCTATCATGACAATAGCTGAAGGCCTCGATAAAGATATTGTTGAAGAACAAATAACTGGTATATCCAGTATGGAGATAAAGATATGGGACACGCCATCATAAGAGGGGAAACCTACGAGGAGAAATTTGCAAGTGCTGATAAGGCCTTATCACAGATTATGAGAAGGGTTGATGCAAGGAGTATTATAGCTCCACTAACTCCAATAGTCGTGATAGGCTATTGTAAGGAAGATGAGGATGGAGTTATAGTACGAGGAATGTTTCCTATCTCTGGATTTATTACAAAAGTTTCTATGTTCATAGAACGAGTAGAGGATAGTGAATTCCTTAAAAAAGATGTTTTGAGATTCTATATTGAGTCTTGTCAATCTGATGGAGTTAAAATGAGTAGAGAATTTCTCACAAAGAAGTTGTCTATTGAAGAATTTAGTAATTTTAAAATTGCAGCAGGAAGTAGGATAGCTATTTCAGTTAATACAAAAGTTTTTGGAGTTTGGTATGGCCTTGTTATGGAATCTGAAATTCCTATTCTTAAACAAGTTGAGTTTTCTGACGTTGAAGTTTTATCAGGTATTGAACGTCAAATGATAGAGGAATAATATGAGAGAGTTTGTCCAGACACTATCTGAATTTAGGAAGGGACTCCGTAAAGACTCAAATATGCCTCGCAATAGTGGATTGGCAGTTGAAGCTTATAATACGAGAGTTGGAGTGGCCGGTCTTGAGGTGCCCCCCCTTATAGTGTATCCTATTACTGGCGCACCGACAGTAAGCTGGCCACTCCCTCAACTTGTTAAAATTACAGATTTGTATCTTACCAGCTCAGGTCTGTATTTTGCAAATTATAGTGCTGGTAATTTTGTAATTAGTAGTGTGGCAGCTAGTACATATGCTCTAACTACTGTTTATAGTGGAGCAGGTAAATCTGCATATGCTACACCGTATGTCTGGAATGGTGCAGGTACCTGGATTAACACTATACCTCCCCGATTTACAGTAGCTGACTTTGGGTATTATCAGATTTGGAGCCATCCAGCACTTACTATTAAAAGGGCTATTAATGCTGGATTAACTGCGTATGTATGGAGTAATATTTTAATTGGTCTTAATGGTTCTGGGATGCCACCTTCAGTTAGATGCGTGTGTAATTTTAGAGGACAGCTAATAGCTGGGATGTATTCTATGTATGCTGAAACTGGTAATACAGTGGACAATTTTGTCGCTTGGAGCGAGATAGGGTCAGTGACTCCAACTGTTATGTTTTCTAATGGGCAGTATTATATTGACAGAACGATTAATCTTGGTGGTCTTGCAAGAGATCCGCATAAGGGAACAAGTGGTATATATAAAACTGGCCCAACTTCTCCAGTTTATCGTGTATTGCCACTAGGAAAAGCAGTAATAGTTTATTGTAAAGATAAGATATTTGCTATGATTCCTGTTGTAGATCCAGTTCCAACCTTTGCAATAGTGCCGATTCATAGTTTTGGGATTGCTGGAACTTGGCTTATTGATGGAGATGAGTTTGAGCATGCATACATAGATTTTAGTGGTAGACTGTGGAGGATGAAAGCTGATTTGAAGCCTGAATTGCTTGATTATAGAGAGTATATGAACACGCTGACTATGACTAATATAGTTATATCTAAAAATGTTAACTATGGAGATTATTATATTAGTGATGGCACTAAGTGTTATCTTCTTACTCCTTATGGTTTAACACAGTGGTTTCAGTATCCAACTTCAATAGTGTATGAAGATGCTAATAAGAGATTAATAGGCCCAATTTCAGTATCTTCTGATTTATCAGCTTCTATAGCCACTGATGTTTTGGATTTTGGAGTTCGTGCTCTTAAGACTATAACAGTTTTAGAGGTAGGTGCAACTGGACAGGTTATGACTGGTAATGTTGACTATAAATACAAAGTGACGGATGCTACATTTACAGCTAGTAGACTTAAGACAGCTAGCAATTTTGGAGTTATCACTCCGATAGTTAGTGGAACTGAGTTTAGGCTGAGAGTTAAAGGTGCAGACTATACCAAGTTTGATTTAGATTATTTAACTGTCAGATATAAATATGTAGACAAACGAATGATAAGAGGTGTATATGCTACAGATGCTAAAGTTTTACCCAGATCAAGTGGCTAGACATTGGGAGCAGATAGGTTCTTATATTGAGCAGGCCTTGCCACCTATAGTAGATAGTAGGAAATCAGAAGAGAGAATGAATAATATTTTAGAATCTATATTAATTGGCAAGCTAGATGTACACTTATTTTTAGTTTATGAAGATGAAAAGCCTACAATATATGGTGAAATAACTACGTCTGTGGTATCACTAGTAGATAGTAATAATAAGGAGTTGCTAATTTATTCACTTTTTGGAAGTAAGAGAGTGGGTAAACAGTTGATATATGAAGGTCTGGAATTGATAAAGAAGTATGCTAAATCAGTTGGCTGTTCAGCAATAACTGCATATACAAATGTTGATGGACTAAAGACATTTTTTAAAACTATTGGTGGCGATTCAAGTTTTACATACTTACGATTAGAGATCTAGGAGAGAGTATGAAAATCTATACAAAGGTTGTTTTAAATCTGTGCGGAGAAGTTATTGAAGAAGATAGCTATGAGTATGTAGGTCCTGTAGCAGAATGTAAAGGTGGTGGTGGTGGAAGTTCTGGAAGAATGGAGTGGCCAGGATATATGCAGACTCAGCATCAAACTTGGCTAACTACAATGAATGGTCTTATGACAACTACCAATCCTTATACTGGAGTTTTAGCATATGACCCTACTGCTCATATCAGTGCTATTGAAACTCAAATGACCAACTTGATTGCCTTCTATGATAGTGTAGGAACTACTCTAACAACTACAAAGGCGTCATGGGAAACATTAGCTTCTGCAGTTCAGGTTAAACTGGATGCTCTATTTCTTTCAGCACCTACAACAACTTTTACATCTACTGCTAAAACAGATTGGGAAACATTAGTTGCTGCAATTGCAGCTAAATTGGATCTTCTGCTTCTTTCAGCACCTACAACAGCTGCTATAGCTGCTGCTAAAACAGCTTGGGAGACATTAGTTGTCGCAGTTCAAGTTAAGTTAGATGCATTACTTCTCTCAACACCTACATCAACTTTTTTAACTACTGCTCAAAGTGAATTAAGTGGCGCTGTTGTCGCTGCTCTTGATGCGGATACTATTGGAAGGTTTGAAGCTGGGATGAGAGATATAAATGCAGTACAAACTTCTTCATTTGTGTTGGGAAAGGCTGCACTATATGCAAGAGTGGGACTTGATTTGTCTAAAATGACTGGTGCGATGAGACTACAGACAATAATAGATAGAAATAGAGGAGTGGTAGAAGGCTCAGTTCGGTTATTTGATGAAACACAGAAGATTATAGCAGCTAGAAATGCAGAGGTGGTAAAAGGATCGTTTCAGCTATTTAATGAGGTACAGAAGACTGTATTAGCTAGGGATGTAGCAATATCAGAAGGTTCATTTCGGTTATTTGACCAGATAGAAAAATTTGCACTATCTAGAGCAGCTTTGACTAGTGCCTATATGGATAAAGGCAAGATTGCGATTGTTGCTGAAAAAGAGCGACTTGATAGACAGGTAGATTTAGACCTATCAGAGGCAACATGGCCGTTCTATATGTATCAACAAGCTGGAAATTTGCTAGGTTCTATTGGTGCTGGCGGTGGAGCAGCAGCAGCTATTAATAAACCTAATCCTACAGCAAGTGCAGTTGGTGGAGTAATAACAGGTGCTGTGTCTGGTGCTATGATAGGTGGTATGGCTACTTCATGGACTGGGCCAGGTGCAATTATAGGCGGTGTTGTTGGTGCAGTTGTAGGTGGTATTGGTGGATATTTATCTGCGCAATAATTTATAGCTATGTTTAAAATTTTGAACATAGGTATGGAGGAATAAAATGCCTGAGTATATTGATTATGGTGGAGGGGCTGGAGGATATCCGGCAGGTACATCATTAGAAGATATAATGATGAGGAAGTTTGGAGAATTTAAGGCTCCTCAAATTGAGCCTGGTTTGGCAACACAACCTACTACTCCTGTAGTGGTAGCGCCTGAACTTACAGGTATGCAAAAGTTTGGGAAAGTAACAGAAGCTATTGGCCCAATACTTTCACAGTTTGGAACTACTATGATGAGAGGTAGAAATGCTGTCACAGGTGCTCCTACAGAGACAGTTGGAAGTCAGATGGGTGGTATTATATCAAGCGCTCTCATTTCACAGAAGATGAATGAAGCTACTAAAAAAATGATTGCTGCCCAAATTGCAAGTGGTGGTAAAGGAGGAGGCGCAGGTTTTAACGAAGGCCAGCCAGGTGGATTTACTGCTGGGGAAGTGGTTGGCCTATCCCCTGAGCAAATCAGTGGACTTTATGGTGCTGGACTTGGATTACGTGCGCAGGAACTTAAAAGACCGTTTGACGAACTTGGTGTTATTTCAGATGCTTACCTAAAAGTTATGAGTGGAGAGGCTAAACCTGCAGAAATGGAGGCGCATCTTGCAACTGCTCAAAAAGCACGTCTGGAGTTTGAAGCTATGATTCCAAAAACTTTAGCTGAGTTAGCTGCTAAAGATAAAGCTTTAGATAAGGCTGATGCTGAAATTGCAGAGATTAAAGCTAGAACATTAACTGAAAAAGAGAAGCCTGCAGAGGTAAGAGCTGAAACTAAAAGAAAGGGTGCCGAAACTACAAAGGCTGAAAAACAAGTTGAGGAAATCACGGCAAAGCTTGATCCAAAACAGGTTCGCTTACTTGAGGTAGCAAAGACAGCAGGTGGGCAGGTTAAGATTTCTGATGCTGGTGATAGACTTGTGATTACTGATCCTGCTACAGGGTTTGAGATGGGAAGTATTAAGATTGGTGCTAAACCTGAAACTGCTACTAAAACAAAGGCTGAAGAACTTCCTATAAAGAAGTTCGCTATGCAGCGTATTGCACCTTTAGTGGTTCCACGATTGGAAGCTGAACTCGCAGCAATGCCTGGTGGGAAGCAGAAGGTTGACTTGGCAAACCTGATAAGTTCACTTCGTGGGTATACTGGTGAAATTGACCCTGGTGTTCTGCTAGCTAAGTCGTCTCCAGAGTTGCAGGATAAGTTTAATAAGCTGATGGATATTTATATTAAAACTCCAGGGCTTACAGAGACTGAGTTTGGCAATATAGTTCAAGGCATGATTGGTGTAAAGGGAGCTCCTGCAGCTGCTGAAAAACCTACTGCAGGGAAGCCTGTCACAGAGAAGTATAAGCCAGGCGCAGCTGCTCCTCGTGTCTCTGAGGGGTTGTCTACTTCTCAAATCGCTCAGATTGAGGAGCAGGCAAGAAAGGATAGAAAGCCGAACGCAGTTTATGAATCTGGGAGCTGGAGTGTAGAAGTAAGAGGCGGAAAAGTTGTTAATATGACACCTAAAAAATCTATATCAACCGTACCTCATAACTTTGGAACATTTTAGGAGATAAAATGGCTGACGAAACTTTTAAGCTTGTAGAGAAGATGTCAGAAACACCTACCTTTGTTCAAAATATTGAGCAAAGCGTGCAGGAATCACCAGAGGAGTTTACATATGCTGGTCCTATTAAGTCACCTAGAATACTTGATTACTTAACAGAGCCTGCTCAATGGGCGAAGTCTGGAATGGGTGGATTAGCTGGTGGAGTTGGTGCAGTTGCTAAAACTGTTGACCTATTAAAGTATGCGATTCCAGGAATGGAGTCTATTATGGAGCCCGTCATTAGTAAACTTGATGAAAGTGCAAAGTGGTGGGAGCCTAAAGAAGACGCTCCTGGAAAAGTGAGTAATTGGGTCCGCAGTGCTTTCACATCTTCTGGTCAATCTATTTCAACTGGCCTTATTGGTGGCGTAGCTGCATTGGCACTTGGACCTGGTATAGCAGCGACAGGAGCAGCTGGAGTGGCAGCTGCAACTATTGGTAGTATCTTGTCTAAAGGTGGTTTCTTTGGCGGTGCACAGTGGTATGATTTAACTAAGGATATCGAGAAAGAGTTTAGAGCCAGAGGAGCTACTCCAGAAGAGTTAGCTATTATACAGAAGGAAAATGCTGCATGGAAAGCTGCATCTGCAGTTTCTGAGATAGCTGGCGAAGTTATCCCTAACTTTATCTCTGCAAGAATTCTTGGCTTAACTGGGAGTAAAGTACTTCGTGAACCTATTAAAGCTGGAGTAATGGCTGCCTTTGGTAGGTTTGCAAAAAAGATGGGGTGGGCTCAGCTCACTGAAAATCTTGGTGAACAGTTCACTACTGCAGTGGAATATAAGGCTGCTGAGGAAATTAGCTTGCCTCAGGCTCCCTACTGGGAACAGGCAGAAAATACACTTGGTACTACTTTTTTCCAGACTGGAATAATGATGGGAGCAGGTGCATCTGCAGTTGCTTCAACTCGGCGCAGAAGTAATGAAGCATTTCTGCAGGATTTTAAAGCTAAGGCATCTGCAGCCCTTGTAGAGAAAGGTGTTGATAAGGACACTGCAGATACAGTTGCTGATTCTATTATTAAGAAAGCTACAAAGACAGACGCTGCTGATAATGCTATTGCTGAACTTGAAGGTAGGGCTAAGGCTATTAAGGCTACGAAGGAAGAGCGTGCAGCTACAAAGGCTGAAAAGAAGGGGGCAGCTGCTGTAAAATCTAAAGACATTATTGAGAAGATTCTGGCTCCTGAACCTTCTCTTCGTGAAGAAGGACTCTTAGTAGAGGAAGGAATGGGAGTAGGACCTTTAAGTCCAGCTATTAGAACTCAAGCTGGGAAGATATATACTGGCAAGAGAGGGCAACTACATTCTGATATAGAGGTCCCATCAGGTGAAGAGGTGAAGGATAGTGGGTGGATTACATCTACTGGTGAATACAGAACTCCTCGTGAAGAGAAGCTCGCTAAGTTAAAGGGTGAACCATTAACATATAGAGGTGGCCCCACTATTGAAACTGCTATACGTCAACCTACTGAACTCGAGTTGCCAAAGCAAGAAACAACCTTTATCCGTTTAGAGCCTTCTGAAAATCCTGAGATTCCAGATGTAGTTGTAACTGACCAAAGTGGAAAACCTGCAATATTTAATCCAGATATTCATGTCTTGACAAATCAATCTGAAGCGAAAAGAGCTATTGAAGTTTGGCAGCCGGTTGCAAAAGTTGAATCAACTCGGGAACGTAGGGTGCGCATCCTTCGTGAAGCTGGTCGACTTCCGCAGATTGCTGAAGAGAAGCCAGAAGTAGTTGGTGAAGAAGTTAGGGATGTATCAACACCAGCTGAAGTTGTCGCTATCATGAGGAAGCTACGCCCTGGTTTTGTAGAGCATATTAGTGCTATGTCTAAAAAAGGGTGGTCAATAGACGACCTTATTAATGATCCTGATGTGAAGGCTGATTTAGAAGGAGTGGTTCCTGAAGCTAAGTTTTACAATCTGATTATGGATGTTAAAGATGAAATGGGAGCCATGACCTCTATTGATATTTTTGATAGACAAATCAGGGATGAGCAGGTAACACTGGATAGAGATTTCGCAGACATTGATAGAATGAAGAACGAAGATTTAATGCAGAGAGATCCTGCTGAATATGATTCATATTTTGATGCTGAGCAGCGTAAGTGGATACAGCTTGAAAAAGAGGAAATAGTTGATAATGTTGAAAAGCAGTTTGTTGAGCCTCCACCTGCTATAGAAAGAGTTCCGGTCGTTGTGCAAGTTCCTGATAAAAAAGTATTTTCGAAGAAGGTTGTAAATAACACAGTTTGGTTTCAGCCAAAAGAGGAAGCACTTACACAATTTGATCTACTGAAACAGGCGAAGTTGGATTGGAACTCAGATATAGATACAATGCTGCATGCGCTATCAACACAGACAAATGTAGCATATCACACTGATGGTAGAGTGCCATTCGATGCACTTAGCAAACTATCCAGTAATCTTGATCACTTTAAGAAGACCCTGTCACATAGTGAGTATGATAGATTGGTCAATTCACTTGATAGTTTGAGAGCATTTATGGTAGATATCTCGGATGCCTTGAAAGCTACTGATGTACAAGCAGCGCCACCTGCAGGGTTAGAAAAGTATAATAGTAAGGTTAGGCATGAGTTGGCTCAAGATTTAATTGACTCAATTATTCCTGAGACAGGGCCTCCTAGGAAAGCTTCGTTTTTACTAAATTTTATGCTTGCCAACAAAGAGGTTTTTACTGCCACTGAGGTAGCCTTAGCAGAATATTTTGATAATCCTCGTATTAGAAGTGTACTAGAGAATGTTAAAGTGATTATAGATGAGAGTGGAGGTGCTGCTGCTTTTTATGGAGGACTTAGAACTGCAGTAGCTGGGAAGTATGGAGGACCTATTATCGGATTCATATCTAACTATAGTGGCTATGCCGAACTTCATCAAACCTCAGTCGGCGAAGATATTCTACATGAGTTGACACATGCTCTTACTGTAGAAATTATGGAAAATTCTAAGGTACTGACTGATGGCATTACAAATTTAAGACTCAAGGCTATAGAGAATCTTGGGGAGAACGATAAGCGGATAATGTCTTCATTAACTCCTAACTCATTCTATGCTATTCCTTATGAGCAACTTGGTTTATCAAGAAGTCGAGATTATCTCAGTCTGTATTACGGATTGACTAATAATGAGGAATTTATAGCTAGTATTTTTGTAGACCCAGAACTACAAGGATATTTGGCTTCAATTCCTGCTGAGAAGGTGGAGAGGGGCGGCACAGTAAGTACATTATGGATTAGATTCAAAGAACTCCTATCTTTAACTTTATTTAATAAGCCAATGAGTGAGCGCGAATCTACATTGTTAGATATCGCTTTGAAGACTGGACGAGAAGTGATTGAACTTAATGCAGACTATACCTATAAGCAGTTAGCATATGAAGCTAAGGAACGGAGTGTAAATGCTTCAACTCCCCGTATTAAGTCTATTGAAGTTGAGCATGCACTTCAAAGCTATCCATTAAAAGGATCAGGGATTCATGCAGGTCTTGGAACTCCAGTTCAGCAGAATGTTAATGTTAAGGAAAGGCCTATTGATATTTCTCAGCTTTCTGCTCGTGTTAACTCTCCATTGTTCGCGTTGAGAGATCATCCAGATGCTCTTGCCTTTGCTGCTGAAGCGATTGACTCACTCGGTATCTGGACTTATAATCGCAGTCTCGGCTTTATGGAAATAGATAGGATTACTGAAAATCTAAATGAAAGAGAGCGTGAGAAGGTCACCTCTATTTTGAAGGAGATTGAGAGTGGGGAAGTTATTAACCTCGACAAACTTGATCCTAAAATTAAAGAGGCTGTAGTTGACACTAGAAAGTTCCTTGACTTTTATAAAACGAAGCATAAAAAATTTCTTAGAGAGTCATTGATATTAGGCGCAAATTCAACTGAAGCTCGCATATTCGCAGACGTTCTCATAAGTGGAGAAAGCGTTATTGAGTCTACTAAGAAATGGAATCGTTATGCTCGTGACTATAACAGAACTAGTGCTGAAGGTAGAATGGGCACAACTACGTATGCAGATATGCTAGACCTGTTCAAGGAGTGGAAAGAGATTGAAAACTTCGGTATTAAAGACTATATCACACATGCCATGAGAGGTTCGATTGCACTTATTGACTCTGAAGGAAGAATTATCTCTTTTGCTCAGACTAAAAAGAAAGCAGTTGATGAAGCACTGCACTACCTGAAGGAGAATCCATCTGTTGAAAGTATCATGGTTGACACTACGTACCGTGTTGATAAAGATTTCCAAACGCTGGTCTCACAGAAACATTACAGGATGATGAAGGGCAAAATTGCTAAGTTAGTGAATCAGTACGCTGACGATATTGGGAAGGACTTAGCAGAGAAGTTAAAGGCTGAGCTCCCAGGCAAAAGTATTGCTATCAAACCTCAGAAGATCTGGTCTAAATTCTTAGAGGAACGTGAAGAAGTGCTTCCTGGTGAAAAGGATGTCTTTGACATTCTTCCACTATACGTTCATAGTATTGAGAAGAAACATGCTATTGACCCTTACATCCTAAAGTTGAGAGATCACCTTCATGAGTTTAGTGATAGGCCTGCAGTGAAGAGAGTTTTGGAAAAGCAGCTTGAGGCAATAAGGGGGGAGTATACACAGGGCGATGCTATCGTTGATGACCTCCTTGATAGACTTGGCTTCGAACAGTCTTTCGCATATACGAGAGGATTGGCTGCTACAAGGACAGTTTTAACCAATCTGAAGTTAGGCTATAGACCTGTAGCTGCAATTATCAATGGACTCTCAGGCATGGGACATATCTGGGTTAAGACTAGTGCTAAGTATATGCTCGAAGCGGAGAGGGTGTTAAAGACTGAAGGCGGTAAAGAGTTTATTAAGAAGAACGCTCCTTCACTTGGTGTATCAGTAATTGAAGGAATGGGAGGAGATCTAGTCAACAGACTGAACTGGTACTCTCCATTGAAACTGTTCCAAGCTCCAGAGATTCCAGTCCGAGAGCGTAGTTTTATGACATCCTATTTATATGGTAGAGGTGAGTATGGATATGATGAAACTGAGGCTGTAGAATTTGCTAAGCGCTCTGTTGACCTACAGGAGTTCAATTATACAGTTGCTGCACTTCCCGAAATTCTTCGTGGCCCAGGCGGAAAGACGATTGGACAGTTCAGAGCTTACATGATTAAGGAAATAGAATTCATTCGAGGTTTGAAGGGTGCGAATCAGTGGGCTAAGTATCTGACAATGCAGGCAGTTCTTGGTGGGCCTAGAGGACTTATGATTACTCTTAAAAGTCTTCCAATTCCAATACTGTGTAGTGGAGGAGGCTGGCTTGATGATCTTGATACCTGGCTCAACAATAACTATCCTCGTCTATCAAGAGGAGTATTCGGATTCTTCGGGATTGACGCTTCTGCCCCTGCAGCATTTCAATTTCCTGAGAAGGCTGCTGATTGGGCTGGCATCTTAATCTCTGACATCGTGAGGTTTGGGAGAGATATAGTTATGCCTATCATCAATGAAGAAAGCTACTTATGGGAAGACGTTAAGAAGTTCACTAAAGGTGTAGTGCCTGTTGGCAGAACGTGGCATGAGTTCTGGCAGGGGTTAATGAATGAAGACGGGTGGATTCTTGATGAGGGTGGTAATAATAAGTACAAAGTTGAAGACTGGACTGATCTTGTGAAGATGGCAGGTGGGTTTAAAGTTCTAGGAGCGTCTGTGCAAGAACTTGAAATGCGTATATCAAAGGCTTTGGAAGATAAAGAAAAGGCACAAGCTAAGAAGATTGTGGAGCAGATTGTCAAGCGACACAGGATGATTGACGTTGATATAGTTACTGAAGAACTTGTGCAGGAAGTTGCAACTCACGCTATAAGTCCTGACACTATTATTGCTGCTATTGAGAAGAGTCATTTAGATCCAGCAACAAGGCAACTGCTTGCCAGCAAAATGGCAAGGCGTATGGATTTATGGCAGAGGCAGTTGCCTGTGAGAGAGTTCAGGAGGTATTAATCCTTCCTCTTCATAATACAATCTATGGCTCTTTGTACTTGCTCAGGAGAGTGTATGTAGTTCGATAGCTTTACAACTTCTCCCTTTAAGCCATCTTTATAAGCTCTGTCAAGACATCTCTTACAAGGTTCTACTTCAATAACCGTATTTGCATATATGAACTTGGCCTCAAGTTCCTCTTCGCAAGTACATCGTACAGTAAATTTGAGCTCTAGTTTTTCCACTTTACCCTCCTTAGTTTAGATCATCAAACGTCAAGTTTGAAGCCTGCATTTCTTCATGTATACAGACTCTGACACTCTCCAACGTATCTCTAACACTTTCAAAAGGTGAAGGGGTTGGAGGGAATCCATACTTTAGCCAGTCTCTAAGTCGCTTATCAACAGTATAAAGTACGTTGGCCCACTCACTTCCTTTCTTCGCTAACATGAACTCATTGTTTTCTTCAGGCAGATCGAATCTAAGTATTCCTTTCATTTCTCTTTATCTCCCTTTCTAATTCTCTTAATATTCTTTTAGCCTCTGTAATAATTTCAGCTAATATCTGTCCAGGTGCAAGACATTCATGGATCAACTCTTCCTCTTGGTCATCTCCATCTCCACTATCATTCCATTCAATAGCTCTCAGTGCCTTAGCTAGTTTAAGCATGTGAGAATGTATAGCTAGTCTACACAGTGTACTTAGTTTGAACTTATCTGCTGCATCTTCCAAATCTGCATAGAAATAATTCATTGACCCGCCACTCATCTTCTTTCTCCTTTCTACCTTTTATGGTTTAACAAACGCTTTTGTATAAGTAGGTAGTACTTCCCACTTTTTCCATAGTAACTCTAAGTCTTCATTGATAGCTTCAATGTCTCCCTTGTGTCTTTCACCTTCATTCCACAAAAAGTTTGCGAGAGCCTGTGCTTCATCTTTGTTGTTGCAGTGTGTGATCTTCATTCTTTCCCACCTTTGTTCAAAATTTTGAACGTAGCGACAACATTTTCAAGCGCTATCCCAAGACCTAGAATGGTAGCCGCAACTCTATGATAATCTCCATTTGACTTCTTCCAATCGGGATCTATTAAACTGTTATAATGGAGTTCATTAAGCTCTCTTATGGCCTTATATAGCAGATCTGAATATCTATCAATTCTCTTCACTAAGACTGTCATTATTGCCCCCCTTTCACAATTCTCTTAGGTATAAAATCTTCATAGTTCCATCCTTTAAGTGGAACCTTACCGTGCACTTTACATATTCCATACACACTCTCAAGTCCATAGTCTGCTAACTCTGCTACAACGCCTGTGCAAAATTTGCCACAGGTGGGACAGTTTACTTTCATTTCAACACGCCTACTAAACCAACGTTCTTCAATCCACATAGCTAGCATACACCCTACTACTGAGCCAACTGCATTAGGTACAACATACGCCCTTAGCTCAGTATATTGCATGATGCCTTCAAAGCTGACGAGGCCAGTTAGCGCCCCTGACAACAAACTTGCTCTCCACTTCCTCTTCTTAAATATTTGATTTACGAAGAAGACATAGAGAACGTCGTCAAGGACGCTAGCTGCGAAAACAACTAAAGCAAGCCACCAAGTCATATCTCTGTGATTCCTTCAGACTGTAGAGCTTTGATGAGGTTATCAACTATACACTTATCAAACGTATCAAAGTCTAACCTCATAATGTTTCTACCAACTAGAAGAGTACTCAAAAGCATTCTTGCCTCTCTCAAGTCTTCTAGTGTTACAACTATTGGAACGAATCTTACTCCACGACTAATCTTCATTTTATCCTCCTATCCCATATTTTTCTTCCATTGCTTTAGTCCCTATGTAATCAATTACAGGATCTGTTCCTACATACTGTACCCTGATAGTCTTCATAGTCTCAAGTGTTCTAACCACAGATGATAGATCGTCAACATCTGCGTCTGAATGAAACTGTCTTAATAGCTCTGAAGTCCTAACTGATTTGTTCATTGCTATATAAGTCCAGGCCTTCACTAATACGTCAGCCATCTTAGCCTTCCCAACTCCACTAAATACATATAGCATCTTCTGTTCAGCTTCCTGCATTAGTGCTATTGCTCTCTGTAAATCTTGCAGCTCTAAAACCATCTTACTACTTCGGGAGACATTAGCTATGATGCTTAGCTTAAGGGCATGAATAGCTCTCCGCTCGACATACCCACTCAGTCGTATGTCAGTAAAGGGGGGATTGTTATCCTGAGCTGGATACCAATAGTTCCAGTAATCTAAATATTCCTGGGATATTTTGAACTCACCTGCTAACATTAGAATCTGCTCCAGATCTGACAGTAATGCTTCCCTCAACTTTATCTCTTCCGCGGTCAAGAATGGACAGGTTACTGACTTAGCCTTCCGCTTCTCAAATATCAAGATCATTCTTGCTGTAAGGCCGCCGCCTATTGCGTCAGCTGGCAACGTACTACGGAGGAGTTCAGGAGTTGTTGCACCTAATAGATTGACCCACACTCCAATTAGTTCATCAGTTCCCATATTCTTCGTTCTGTAGGTCCATCTATCTTTGCAGTCATACCAGTCACACAAATCAGCCATCATCTGCATATTGTTATAGCCAAGGAAGACAGTCAGTTCCTGACTATGCACTGTTAAAGAACAATGGATCAAAGGTCTTCCCTGGCTATCAATTTGAGTATTGCTGCTCAACTTCAAATCTTTAATAAGAGCTTCACGAGTGATGGCTTCGGCAGCTAGTCTAATCCCCAATTCTCTTAGGAATGGATAGCCAAGATTCATGGCTGTTCCCTTTCTCGACCCAGATGGCCCTACCAAAATTATATATAGGTTGGGGAAAATTGAGAAGTGTCCCCAGGGTAAACTAACCTTCCTCTGTAGCATCGCTGCTATAGTACTTATGCCAGTCCATAACCTAAATGATTTTTTGGGCTCCGTGTTAGAAGTGAACTCAAGAAATGAAGTTAACCAATCATCTAACTTTCTTGCCACGTCTCCTCCTTTAAAAGTCTATGAATTGAGGATCTGTGGACTCCATACTTTTTAGCTAAGTTTCGTTCTGTAGTCTTTCCCTGTTTATATTCCTCTCTAATTCGCGAAGCAATGACTGTGTTAAGTTTTGAGTTAATATGCCCATGACTTCGAGGAGCATATTGTAAGTTTTCTTTATGAGAAGCTACATAAAGATGCTGAGGATTAGCACAGCTTGGATTATTACAGAAGTGACATACTTCTTTATTTAAGAGAAGGCTATGATCTTTGTAAAGTAGCCAGGAAAGAACATGTGCTCCTATCCTTACACCCTTTATCATTATATAACTATAATCGTCATTGATCTCCCAGCAATTCCCCAGTATCTGATTCCTCAATCTGTAAACTATGTTCGAGTGAAACTTTTGACTGAGTAAGGATGCGTTCTCTATAAATATTTTCAAGATCTCTTGCCAGCGTTTCAGCTTTATCTCCACATTTGACCTCCATCATATCTGCTAAGTTAGTACCCATTTTCAGCTCAACTGGAAGAACGAACTCAGTTCCATGCCACTTCAAAGGAGTTGTGAGTAGGTTGATCAGTTTTAGAAGTGCCTCAGCGTGTTCTACCCAGCTATATGATAGAGGGATCTGAAACAGGATGGCATCATGAATCTGATTTAATAGATCAATAGCCCCAAAACTTTTTTGGTCTTCGTAGATTGGAATCACACCTTGCCTGTTGATCTTATCAGCAATCGTGCTCTGTGGAATGAAGGCGTACAAATCTTTAAAGAGTTCATCATTCCAGTTTCCAAGGAACAAACGCTTCCTCCCAAACAAATTAGTTAATATCCTACTATTCTTCCGACAGGACTCAGTGACCCACTCCCAGTACTGCCTGATTCCTGGATAGAGTTGGTGATATCTCAAGTAAATGAACTTACCCTGTGTTTCTGGAAGGTCACAGTCTAGTGAGAATCTTACATATCCTTCACCATAGTTGAAAGCATGATTTGACTTCTTGCCCCAAAATCTCTGAGAATGTTCTCCATTTCCCATAGGCGAACTGCCTTCTTCATTTGAGACTTGATCGAAGGGGATATTAAAAATTAGACTAGCAGTCTGTCTATGCACGTCCCTATCCTTATCAAAGGCAGCTTTCATTAGAGGCTCAGGTGCAATGTTTGCAACTATCCTATTCTCTCCTTGCTCAATATCGAGGTGGTACATGACGCAGCCTTCATCAGCTATTACAAAGGGATAAAACATTTTAGGGAGCGTTTGCACATTGCCACCCTCACCTAAAATATCTTTTGATGCAGCTAGTCGCCCAGTCGTAGTTCCAATAGGGTTCATAGCAGAATGGAGACGTCCGTCCTTCCCTATCACCATTTCTAAATATGATGTCTTAAACTTGTGTAGCTTCCTATAGTCTCTCATCAGTATAGCAACATGAACTCCACGTCTCGCTAAACGCTTGATAGCATTTTGATCAGCAGTTGGCCTACCCTTTTTAGTATATGGTTCTATACTAAGTTCCTTATAAAAGTAATCCATGACCTGCGCTGAACTACGAGGATTGAAGGAGTGTCCGACTGCCTTCTGAATATCTGCTTCCAACTTAACTAGTCTTTCATCAGCTTCCTTATTTGCTTCAGCCAGTCCTCCAACATCAACCTTCATCCCTCTCTCCTGCATATATACGCATGGAGCTATCATCCTTTTCTGATACTGATAAGTCTCCTCATTTCCCTGCTTCTCTAATTCAACCTTCAACTTAGGAAAGATCTCTCTCACCATAGCAGGGTCCTTAGCATTATAAATGGAGAACTTTGTTTCGTCATACAGCTTAGACTGCTTCTTCCGCTCATCTTTATAGTAAGGTTCACGAGTATAAAGTGAAGTTATGAAACCTAAGCTCTTCGGAAAATCTGGGAATAGGATACCCATCTGAACCATAGTGTCTTCCATATTCCTGACAACTATCCCCAGCTTCCTAAACATGAAGGCAGCATCAAAAGTGATATTCTGATTCTCCTTTACAATATTTGGATTCTCCATCAACTCAGCAATTAGCTGCCAGATATGGGCCTCTTGAGGTGGTGTTAAGAAGCTTTCGCCTTGTGCAGTAAACGAAATAGAGATAGCGTCATCTGCTTCCTTAGCGATAGCGACATGACTTATTTCTTCATTGAGAACTTCGATGTCAACAGCTATCCTTTCCAACAGTTTGCAGCTCTCAAGGTATCCACAGGTCTCTCCATATGAAGGCAATATCTTTAGACTTCTTCCTGGCAAACTGATGATTGGAGACTTAGACTCTTCTACTATCCTTCTCAAGTCAGCCTTGATAAAGTATTTGAAGATAGGATTCTTGTGAGGAAGAGCAGCAGCTGGATGAATTGTAGGTACCACCTTCATCCCAGGCCAGAAATTACCTTCAAGGATTGAACCTCTTCGCTTTGTGATAGCAGTCAAACCTGTTAAGGCATACAATGAAATGTTGCCAGCTGGGACGAAAACATTTGCCTTGATCCCTTTCAGTTCTTCAATCAGTATATCTCGATAGGTAACGTAGGCGGGTGTCACTGTGACTCTTCCCTGTGAACTGACTCTAAACCAAGGTGTCAGATCATCCTGGCGAGGATCAATTTTACTTTTGCCAGGGCGCTCCTTTATGATATTGGTGAGGTAGACATCACCTCGAGATATACCGACTGAGTGCATCAACTCAGTCATTAATTTTCCAGCAGGTGCATTTGGACTGAAGGGTCTACCTTCCTTAGCTTCGATCACTCCGGGCGCTTCACCTATCCAGGCAATCTTAGCATCAGGTGAACCTTCACCACCAACTTTCTTCCCTACATAGATAGAGCTATTTTGGAAAGGATTACTCACCATAGCTTTTGTACCTCCCGAACTTTCCTTCATGCACTCTCAATATGAAGGAATCTTTATACTCCTGACTTAGCTCATAACCGAAAGCTTGCATGCCTAGATTAGAAGCTGCTAACAAAGTGTTACCACTTCCTAAGAATGGCACAAGTACTCTACTTCCAGGAGGTACCAGCGTTGATAGGATATCTTCAAGCATTTCGATAGGCCTCTCTGTAGGATGAACCTTTCTCTGATGCGAAACAGTTTTGAAATCAAAGACATTAGACCTTCCTTGCTCATACAATTCAGTATGCTGTTTACGAGCGTAGAAGAACATTTCATAAGAATTCCCAAAATGTAGACTGGGCTGCATTGTCTGACCAACCTTCCTCTCAGTTGACTTTACCCAGATACCTGGAATTCTTTTCACTTTAAATCCAGTTTGGCATAGCATCTGATAGATGAAGTCAAACCAAGGCTCAGGCCCAAACCACATTACTAACCAACCTCTCTCAGTCAGAACTCTATAGCATTGTTTTAATGTGTCTAGAATGAAAGTGGGATATTCCTCAGATGAGACCTCATTGTAATCCTGCATCTTCTGTTCACGCAACCCATCTAACCTCTTTAGATCAGGAAGATCAATGGCGTATGGAGGATCTATTTCTACAATGTCTATAGAACTGTCGGGAACAGATCTGATACCTTTATGAAAGTCGCTGATTATAAAACTATCGCACAATCGAAGAAGTTCTTGCGGAATACTTCCTCTATTCATTTCAATCCTCTGTGCCAACTCAGCCTTGATCATAGTTTCCTGCATCATTGACAGCAACTTCTTGGCTTCATCCTTTGTCTTACACTCTTTGAGTTCAGGAATCCTCTCCACTGCTTCTGCTAGCATGATGTCTTGCACGATTGAAGCAGGACTCTTCTCAAGCATTTTGGCAGTATCACGTTTGCTCCAGCCTTCTGCGTCTGGCAATGTAGATGTCTTTTCACCGTGGATAGCTACCTGTAGATTATGAATCTGCTCACACAGTCTAATCTTCTCGAGCCATGATAGGTCAAGGCGATTGACATTCTCAGCTAACTCAATACTCCTCTCTTCAAGTTCTGTTATACTCTCAGGATAAACACGACATGGTACTAGCTCCATTCCCATCTGCTTCATTGCTCTATAGCGCCTGCCACCTGCGAGCAATAAATATCTAGTTGGTATACTTAATGTAGACTCTCTGACTGCAATAGGTTGTATAACACCCTCAGATCTAAAAGACTCTATCAACTCCTGCAGGTTGCCATATACCTCTCTCGCTCGTTTGCCTTCATCAATTAACTGAAGAGGGATCATATCAAGTCTTATATCTGTTACCACTTCAACCTCCTAACAATTCTAACAGTTTGCGTCTCTGTTCTGGGTTCAATGCAGTAATTGCATTATCAAGTGAGGCATCACTCTTTGCAGCAGCTTTCTTTGCAGCTGGCTTTTCCTTCCTTGCCCTTCGACTTGCTCTCAATTCAATGACAAGAGACATCAGTTCTTCAGTTGACATCTTTGTAATGCTTCTTTTGAGATCTTCAAGGACCATCTTTGGCCTCCTTTGCATCCTTCATCACTCTACTATGAGTGAGAATGAGGACATCGCTCATAGCCCTACCAAATTCCTTCTTTATCTCTGAGATACTCCACTGAGGTTTTATCTTTAGGCGGCAGAAGAAGTTGATTTCAATTCTATCTAGGATTGTCAACAAGTCCATTTCACTTCTCCTTCTTACTCAAGATTTCTATAAATCGTACCTTCTTACAGGCTATCGCAGTGATTGCTATCTCTCCATGCTCTCTCAATAAAGTAATCACTTCATCAATGATAGCACTGAAAAGATGCTTCTTCATGCCCCACGGAACTAACTCACGCAAGGCCTTATCCTGTTCTTCTGTAATTTCTATATTCAATCGAGGCTCATTATCTCTGATCATAAACTACCTCCATAAACTATTTTAGGTTTTTCCCTTATAAGTCGTTCAAGCCTCATATAGTCTCTTGATCGTTCTCTTCTGCATATCAAGCAGTCTCTTGATCCATTTTTATGATAATAAGTGTTACTCTCATTGTATACATGACCTTTGAGACACTCAGTTTTTCTACTGTTACGTCCTCTTTTCTTTTCGTTCATATCTTCCGTATTTTCAGCATGTGTTCCTAACTTAAGATGTTTTGGATTGCAGCATAGTGTAGTATCACAGTTATGCAAAACTATAAATGAATCATCAAACTTTCCGAAAGCAAATTCGTAAGCATACCTGTGTGGACTCGTTTGTCTATCACCTATTGTAAAGTTGCCATAGCCTTTACCACCACTGCTTCCTACCCAGAGCCAACAGTCATCTTCACCTTTTCTAAGAACTTTACTCCAAAATCGTACTCCTGGGTATCTATTCATGCTCTTTCCTCTCTCCTAACCATCTCTTAACCTTCTCTGGACTCCCCCAGCAGCGCGCGGGGGTTTCATTGTAGACGAATTGCACAATTTCGAACATACTCCTTATATTATCTTCATCTGCTCTATTAAAAGACTCCATTAGGTTGTTTTCAAGAACAGCCTGAAGGAAGTCTCCAGGAGGAATTCGATCCTTTACATAACTTATTATGCTTTTGATGACGTCTGGCCTAATTGAGCTGTAGTTCATTTTCGTTCGTCCTCCCTTTGTTTAAAATTTTGAACATAGCTACGACTCTACTGTTGGCTGTATCGCGCTTAGATAAAGAATTGAAGCTAACAACCTATCCTTATCTAATAACATTTTTACCATAGTTGCTTGTACTTCTGCAAAGCCAGAACTGTAGTACCTTGCCTCCCCAGTTACATGATCTGCAATCATAATTATTGTACTCACATCTGGAGATTGCAGCAGAAATTCCTTATGCAGGTCTTCTAAAAGTGGAAGTAGCTCATTGTAGGTCATTTTAATCTCCTTATAGCCGACAAGGCGAAGGATTATTTCTTTTCCTGAACGACATTGCCCTTAATCTGCAACACCTTAATGCCGACGTTCCTTTCCACTAAGGCCTCTCTAATGTCCCGCTTTAGTAGTCTAAGTGGAGTCTGACTCTTCGCTTTGACAATAATCACTACTTGCCTATTCTTCATTTTCCCCTCCTTTCAATTGCCCCGTGCCGGATTTTTTCCGTAGGAGCCGTACCGACCGAGGTGAAGACCTGCGCGTCAGACCGACGGGGCAAAGGGTTATTTTTCAAAGGAAATATCACATTCACTCATGTCAGTCGCGGTTCCAAACCCCGTAACTTTATAGCCAAGTTTTTTTAGGGCGTCCTCGATCCGGCGCCTTTGTTCTGGTCGTATTGCTGGTCTAATAATCAAAGAATGTCTCTGTTTTTCTTTTTTTACTGTCGCTATTGTCATGGTTTCCCTTCCTTTTAATCGCCCCCACGCCAGGCGTCCGAGACCTCTGCCTCACCAACATGACACTACGACATGAAGTACAGCTTTGGTTCCCTCGACCTTCCTGGACAAGTGGGGGACTTACCTATGCTCAAAATTATGAATGAAGGTGGCATGCCTACTTATTTGTGCACTAATTACTGGTAGCGAGCTGCAGCGGAGCCGGAGCCCCATTCGCCAGGTTCTTAGTAAAGTAGGGTGGCGTGCACACTTCATGCCACCACATAGTTTATTCCTCAGTCGCTCTAAACCGAGCGATTCTATTCTGCTTCCCGTAAACAGGATCAGTTTCCTCAGTTAGAGTTGCCCAGCCTGAGTTGCCAACGTAGTCAGCAAACACTACTGGTCCTGATGTTGGGATGTTAAAGCACTTATAAAAGTACTTGATCGCTCTCTTCCGATTCTTGGCCTTTCGTTCTGAGTCTTTGGCAGTAGCCAGCATCATGACATGCCTAACAATTTTAGTATCAGGCATTCCAACAAGTTCATACTCTGTGAATAGGAATGGGCCTTTAGCCTTCCCAGGTCGCTTCTCAAAAGTAACGAGGCGAAGTTCATAGTCTTCGTCTGCTACCGTTGATAGATCTGGAATTTCGTCCAGGTCTTCACCAAGGTCAAGAAATGATTCTTCTTCTTTTTCTGCATCTACATCCTGAATTTCATCTACCATTTTAAATCTCCTTTGGTTTAGTTGGTTTTTGTTAGGCTTTCAGCCATGGAATAGGCATATCTTCACAAGGAAGACCTGCCTTTTTAAGAAGAGCTTTAATATTGGGCTCTTCAAACTTCTCAAACTTCCCTCTCCTCGCCAATCTGCTACTGGCTTTGAAAATCTTAGATGGCTTCGTCTGTAGTAGCCACTTCGTCCCCCCATCCTTTACATCTTCCACTCTCAAGTAATACATCTCATCAAATAGGAGTGGAATTCTTATCTTGGCCTTGCCAGTTATCATAGGGCCAACAAACATACTTCCACTTGCCTCATCCTTATCTGCTTCAGGGTGTGCGGTTATGATAAGGTCACAGGGTATACTAAAGATTCCAGCTAGCGAATTTTCTAAATAGAGCATCTGATGAACGTAGTCATTCTCTGCACCAGCTCCAGTTTGAGGAATTCCACCAGCGTGCCCCTGTTTCTTTAATACGTAGCTCATGATAACCTGAGAAAAGGTGGTGATGGAATCAAGGCCGTATGTGGCGAACTGAGCGAAGTAGCCTTCCTTCTTCCGCCTGTGGAACTCCTTATCCCATTCTGCAAAGACATGCGGATTAGTAGGATCATCAGTTTCCCACCTTGTGTCTGCAACTATAAGTCCTCGCTCGATCTCCTCAGCTATAACCTGTGACCCACCTGGATCGAAGCTATCAAGATGAACTGGAAACCTCGCTGTTGAATACAGTGTAGTTTTCCCACCCCCCTTCTCTGCATATACTAAGGCTCTATAGCGATCAGCACCCCGCTTCTCCTTGTAATAAGCGTTTATTTTTGCAACCTCTGCGATTATATCAAGTGGCATAACGTTTTCTCCATGCTTCATAGTTTTTAAATTTAGATTTATATTCTTGTCCGTTGAAGATAAGACGCCACTTAGACCAGGCCAATGTAACTGGTTTTGCAAACATGATAGGTCTGTGTAGACCAACTTTTGCTAGAATCTTATGTCCTCGCATAAGTATGTCATTCATCTCTCTTTCAGTCATGTCTCCAGTATCAACAAGACTTTTCATGAAGCCATGATGGATGTAGTGATGACATCTATAGCATATACCAACTATCTCTTTAAGCTTCATTGTACAATTCTTATAGTCGATGTTATAGCACTCATGGGCTTCGAGTCCGTCTTTATGTTGTCTACCGCAAGCTGCACATCTACCACCAGTGCCGAAGTATGCTTCCTGCTTCCGCCTTTCCCACCAAATCCTCCCCATAATAGTACGAGGAGATACTCCATGCATACACATAGGGATTGGCAACTGTGCTAGGAGTTCAGGTCGTAGCCTCACTTTTTCCCCCCTCCAAGCTTATTTTCTGTCGTGATTCTCTTTCTGCAGGGTTCCAGTATTCTATTTTGAAACCCTCAGGAATTTCGTCAATGTGCTGCAGTGGATTTGGCCAAGCTAAGCAGAAATTAAAATAGGGACAACCTGAGTAACTTGAGCAGGCGTGATAGGTTGGAGCGAATGCCCTTAGTACTTCATCATTCTCGCTGCACTCTTTAATCATAGCTGTATCTGCTTCTATCCTATCAACTGCCTGATTAACATGAAGTAGCCAAGCATCCATCATCCTTGGAGTTCGTCTCGCAGGGACTCTCGGAAACTCTGCTATCTTGCTCTTTGTGAAGATTGCTCCATTTATTTCTACTCCCCAGACTTCATTCTCTGGGAAGGCACAGTATAAGACATGATTGTATGTGCCAGTCTGGATAGATAGTTTCCATCCATCTCTCCACTGCTGACTATTCTGACTCCCAGTTTTATGCTCTAACGACTTAATCAAGTCGTTGTTATCTTTGTCCTTCATTATAGAGTCCATCTTGAAATGGAGTACTCTATTCTCCCTAATAGGAACAGTCCCTGCAATCTCGGTGTATAACACCTCAAAATGATCCTTCTTCTTAAACTCCTTACAGTACATTGCTAATGCTAATCTAGCATGACCAGGAGTCTTAGGAGATCGATCTAAATCTGTTTCCTCTGGGAAGACTTCTCTATACTTATTGGTCAATATCTCTACTGCCTGCTCATATGAGTCATTTTCTAAGCCATGAAGCATTAAATGCTCCATTCCGCAGTGCCAGCACTTCCCAAAGTGAAGATGGACGTTTGGAACATCTAATCTCCACCCAAAAATATAGGTGAACATATACAGCCTTGGGCATGATAAATAAGCGACTAACTTAGTAGAATCATGGATGTCCCAAGTTGGGTGCTCAATTAGCATCTTTTTGGCTCCTTTCTTTCCTGAGGTATAACAATGCACTCCTCTTGTCAAAGAAGATTGGAATGTTTAAGGTAAAAGCCATTTCTATTTCATTCTGCACTCCAGCAGAGTCTTCGTAGCTAGGAAGGACATACATAAGCTCTGAGCCAGGAATAAAGGACATCGAGTAGTCTAACATATCATCTTCAGTTATCACTTCTCCTGGCTGCAGCTGAAAGATTAACATGAAATCTATAAAAGGACAGAAGGGTGCGTATCCTTCAAGGATGAACTCAGTACATACTCTCATCCCCCTCCTCAGATTTTCAAGTAGCCTCATACACTTAGGGTCTCTAATAGCACCAGCTACATAAATCCTTCTCCTAAGTTTCCTTTTCATCATTCCTCCTCCACTTTATCCACGAAGTGTGGAATTTCGTCCATAGTGAAATGCCAAACCCTCAATCTATCATAGTCATCTATGTATAGAATACAGCCTCCAATATCAGGTTGCATCTTACCATAGCTCTTTAGATATGGTTTAGACGGTTCGTAGGCCATCCAAGCTGGCAACTGAATCATATGCACATCTTTCTCATGGATGTAGATGAAGTTGTGCCAGTGGCCTCTAATGAATACGTCTATCCTAGGAACCTTTCCAGTTGCTTCAGCAAGTTTTGTGAACATTAGTTCACGACCCATCAACATCTCTCTATAGACGAAAGCCGCTGACTCCCCATGCTGAATATTAAAAACCTTCTCGGAGGGAGCAAACTTTAGATTTGCAATCATGCCTTTCCATACTCCACCAAGACGATCACATACATCTTTTTCAGGATTGTGGCCCCTTGTGCTCTTGTGGTAGCCAGAACCACCAAGCATAATCAACTTTCTTTTAGGAAGTCCTTCACCTGGATTTACTAACAAATCAAGAACTTGACACCCCATGTCCACTTGTTCATCAAGATCAGCAGATATTAGTCCAACTCCACGCTCAATGAAGTTCTGTCCATGAATTAAGTCTCCCACAACTAAAATTGTGTCTACTTGATCTCTGTCACAGACTTTAGCATAATTCAGATAGTGCTCCCAGATGGTTAGCTGTCCAGGACTTGCGAGCACCTCCATTCCTTCTGCTGTCTTAAATGAAGGTGGCATTAGTGCGTATCTTGAAAACAGATGTAAATCAGAAATAGCAGCGATAACTCGTTTCATTCTACCTGAACCTCCATTATAGGTAATTCAACCTTATCTTTGATAGGCGTCTCTTTATAATATCTTCCACATGATCTACAGGACCAAGCTCTTGTTCCCTCTGGCAGACCGCAGCTGTAGGGATTAGGACTTCCACATTCAGGGCATGAAGGTCTATCTTCAGCAGGAATTATAATACGCCTTATTATCTTGCGGAAGGCTTTGCTGCAGTCCTTACACTTCATATTCCTGCCTTGTAACTTAATGTTACCACTTCCACAGCGTGGGCAGTTCATATCTCTGGCCCTGTCACTTTCAGCAGCTCTCCGAGTACTAATTTCCGCTCAACATACTTCCCATTTTTGAAGATGAGAACATTAATTCTTCCATGCAGAAATGCAAAGCAGCTGCAGGCAATACAAGCCATCGTTGTTAGGCCTGTTAATAGAATGTAGTCTGCTGCTGTACTTTCTCTCAGTTTCATAGCGAACTCACGATACATCTTACTAATTGCAAACTTTGAAACTGGCCCAGCACTTAAAAACTGGATATGACCAAATCTGTTTGCATCTGAATAGTCATGTCCCCCATTATTTACTATATAAACAGTAGCCATTCCTTATTCTCCTTTCTTTCTACCTTTGTTCAAAATTTTAAACAAAGGTGTCGACTCCTTCGAGTATTTCGTTCTCCTCTAATAGGTTGACAACTTGGGTGAACTCTCCAATTTTTGTATCTATTTTGAACATATACACTCCACAGCCTTCGTCATATGGATACTCATCAACATAGGTAAATGCTCCTACATATAGACTGTGAGTTGATTCAAATAACCTTATCCAGTTCATTCTTGCTACGTGAAGATCGCCAGCAAAGTTTCTGATATTAACTCTGATGTTGTCCTTTAGTAGACTTATTAATCCTAACTCAGTCACTATACATGCCTCTAGTTATATAGTTGTTAATATGAAGAACGATGCTCAACCTCGACCTACCAAGTTTCATAGCCAGATCGCTAACTAATTGATTAAATGCAGACGCTGTGGTGTCCTTCTCAAACTGACTCCAAGGAAGGCCATGTCTTGCTGGCTTACTATTTTCTTGTATGTCCAGGCGCATATCTTCCATCTCTCTCTCAATGTTTGCTAGCTTCTCTCTGATTGCGTCTATTTTTTTCTGGAACATTTTTCTCCCTTCCTTTTAGAAACAGATAGTATTTAAAATCTTCAGGTGTTAGTGTGAATCTATGCCCGCCTATACATACTACATCAAGACCATATCTTTCTGCACACTCTCTATGCTCTCCAGCTCTTTCCTGCTCAGTCCATAAATATCCTCTACATCTTGGGCAGCGCATTTTCAATTTCCATAGACAGATGAATGTAGTTCGAAAATATTCTCGCTACATATCTTCCGTCTTTTCCTCCTAAATATAAATGTAGCGCCTTTGTCAAGTCGCCGTTACTCCTTTTTATCATACCTTGCAAAATGAAAGATGATGCCTTTATATTACAGTCTATGTTAAATAAATCCCTTTTCTTACTTATCCCTATTTCTGCTAATGCTTTTTTGTGAACTTCAAACATGATCTGTCCAAGACCAACTGCGCCAGCTTTTGAAACTGCACTCTGTATAAATAGTGATTCAACTTCTATTAGTGAAATCATCAAAATAGGATTGGGTACTTTGAATACTTCTTCTGCTATCTGCTTTGCAGCTGCTTCACTTATCTGAGATGAGTGCCTCATAATCCAGGAAGATGTAACTTCTATTTTAGAAAGTGCAGTCCTTGTTTCTGCTTTCTTTAAACTTTGAAGGCCAGTTTGCAAAGTTATAATCTCTTTTTTATGTCTCTCAGCTTTTTTGTCTATTAATAAAATAGTTATAGCTAAAATTCCGGCTAAGATAGTGACTGGTAAGCCTATGAAAGTAATAGGGAGTTTCATGTTTATATACCTTTGTTTAAAATTTTGAGCAAAGGGCAGACTCCCGACCCCGAGTCTATATCGTAGAGTCTGCCCACCTAACTCAAGCTTACTTTTTAAAGGAGAGAGTTAGGGTTATTCAGCTTCGCCAGAAGATGCGAGCAGTTTAGCAATCAACTCTTTTTGCTTGTCGGGAGACAGTTTCTCAAACTTCTTCAGCAAGCTTCCGAGCCCTGCTTCACCAGTCACACGACCCTGATCGAGCTTCCAATCAACCATCTTGGCTTCGATAGCTGCTCTATCGTCACCTGCAATGGCGTAAGCGACAATCTTAGCTCGCGCTCTAATAACTGCGCTTGCGAGATAGGCGTTGAACACCTTCTCTTCTCCGTGAATAGCGATAGCTTCCTGAAGATTCTCCCCCAGATTAACTTCCGCCTTCACTACCTGCTCATTGAGTTTCTTTGTTTTTTCAGTTACGATTTCCATTACCTTACCTTTACCTCCTATTAGTTAGTGTGCACACACTGTGCTAGGACTATGCTTCGAGCATAGGCTCCTTATTCTTCTGCTGCTCCTTACTCCATATTTCGTAGGGGCTCTTTTCTTCTATCTCCCTCCATTGAATCTCAGCAAATAAAACTTCTAGCTGATCTTCAGTTCCCTTATTCATTAACTTCCCTGTCATAAAGTCTTCTACAGTCTTGCTTAGGAAAGTCATTTCTTTTCCTGTTAGCATATCATATTCGATAGCCGTGCATATCCACTTTAGCCTTTCGTATCTCACGCTCCACCTCCTTGCATATTTTCTTGTGAGCTTCCTGATACTTCTTCCGAATCCACTTTTTGCATTTTAGGCAGGTATGCTGCATAGTTCATCCTCCATATTTACTGACGAGTTTATTTGTCGCCTTTTCAAATTTCTCTCCAAACTTCTCTTTGGAGATCTTCCCTGTCAACCTTAGTGCTATTAGATCTGTGATAAAGGCTACATATTTTAGCAGATCATTCTTGGTGAGTCTTGGTTTATATAATGATGAGAGATTCATTCTTCGACTCCTTTTATTGACTGTGTTAGCATATCCTTTATTTCGTTAGGTGAACTTGGGCCTCTCCTAACTTGTTCGATGAGGTCTTCCAATTCTCCCATCGCAGTCTTTTTCTTGCTTAGTGTAGTGATAAAAGATTGGCTGAGTTGACTTTGATGGATGTATCCAGCCTTTTGTAGAAACTCTACAGCTTCTACTTCAGTCATTGGCTCAGTTTCTAAGATAGAGTGAGCTGCTTGAAAACAAAAGCGTATAACGTCTGGAGGTCTAATTAAAAGTAGGCCTCTTTTTACCATAGCCTTCGCAACTTCAGCAACTTCTACTATTGAGATTTGTGCTTGGATGTGAATCTTCTTCATAGTCCCCTATCTATTAATAGTGTAATTGTACCACAATTTTAGCAAGGTGTCAATGAACAATCATGTTCATTTATAATCAGCTATATCTATGTACGCCCATTTGAGGTGAGATGGGTCAACTTCTGTCGCTTTAGCTATACTCTTCAATAGTTTCTCTATATCTGCTGGAGATGGAGAATAGAATGGGAACCACTTTTCCCCCTGTATTACTTCTCCATGGAAGTGTGCACTCATCATATTTTCTGCTGTACTATTCTTAGCAGCTATCATGAAATGCTTATCTCTATCTTCCAGTTCGACACTTACATTCCTTATTACCTTATCAGTAGCTTTACTATATAAGGTGATAACAGCAGTGTCAGCGCCTTCTTTATTAAACTGACTTACTGCATCTTCTGTGAATATTGATTTCCAGTTCATAATTGTACTCCTTTCAAAACGATTGGCGTAGATTGATCTAAAATGAGAAGTATCCACAGGATAATTGATAATACTGCAATTGAAAACCCTATTCCAAATAGCCAACCTACTATAATAAGTTTTAGCATACTCTCCTCGCTGCCTGCACTCGACGCAGTTTTAATCCTTGTAGATATAAGCATGGTACTGTGCAGTGAGTACTCTTCCTCCAACCGTAGACTCTATCTTCACAGTAGCTTGATTTTATAAGGTTGACAGTGTAAGGTGTGTCCTCTACAATATGACAGCCACAGTGGTAATGAGTTGTAGAATATGGATGCTTCATTTTTCTTCTCCTTATTCAGTTAGCATTCTTTTGATTATACCTGCGTCGTCTGTAGATGGTTTCATCTTAAGCCCAACTGACTCTCCATATGTTATTACTATAATATCTCGCTCAGTTGTTCCAAATTCAGAGACTCTCACTGTTACAAAACCTGCAGATGTTATCTTTTTCCCACTACCCATCTGAGCTACTATAGCACAATGTCCCATAAAGGATGGGAAAAGGGTGGGCTTGCACTCCTCAAGCATAATGTATTTGCAGTTCATTTTTCCATCCTCCTTATTCTGCTGATTCTATGATAGTGTATGCTTCTCTTAGCTTTTCAATTAGCCACTTCATGTCTGCAGTAATCTGGTTCTTCTTCACCTTTGGAATATTCTCAAGTTTTAGTGAGATTAGTTCGAGCTTTTCTAAGTCCTCAAATTTTACTATCCTCATTTTTCTCTCCTTATCAGCCATCCATGCTTTGTTGTTAGATAATCAAGAGTTCCAAGTCGCTTAAGGCCTACTACTGTATTCTTTGAGATTAACATCATCTTAGCAATACCAGGTATAACTTTAATTCCAAGACGCCAGCTGTCTACTGTCCTTATAGCTTCTTCTTGACTTTCATATTTTTTACTCATGCTTCTCCTCCTTCCTTATAAGTCTGATCAGTGTTATTTCTTTGCATAGGATAGTTCCTGGAGGTAAGCCACCAAAGAGCTGCTCAATCTTACCATCAGCTGTTATGAAAAGATTGTCCTTTTTTATTTCCTTCTTTATTCTGCATCTAAATACAGGCTCATGAGTCCAGCCACGAAGCCTTTTAAACTCTTCGACATCCCGCAGTGTCTCAAACGCTGCCAAAGGACCACAATCTGGAAGAGGACGAGTTGGTTTTCCCACTTCGTATACTACTCCCCCCCGAAAAAGTGACATCGTTAATGACTTGAAGATTTCTTCACCTTTAATGAAAGTAGATCTTACAATTTTGTATGACATTTTTCACCCTCCTATTTTTGTAAGTGTGACACCATCATACTTTTGTCCACATCCAGTACCTAATTTGCCAGCACCTCTAACACCCCAGCAAAGAGCACACATAAAAGCCCAGCAGGATCTGCCTGACATCCTACCATCTACAAAATAATCAGATTCTGTAGTTCCGCAGAGGTCGCACTTCTTTTCTCCTAACCATTTTACTATCATAGTTTTCACCTCCCTTCACTATCAAATAGGGAGACCTAATTGTGGTTTGGGCAATCTACTTACTATTCCTGTCATGCTTGACAAGCGTAGCATTTTCGAACCTACTCCCAGTTTTCGGTCTCCCTTTGATTAAAATTATGAACATAGCTACGCTGCCCACCCAAAGATAACTTCAGTAGGCGTATGTTCAATAGCTACACAAACCCTGACCTCCTCCCAGTTTATAAACTCCTGAGTTTCTGGAGGTTCATCTAAATTTACCCAAGATGGAGCTATACCAATAGGTAGATTTTTGTCAAGCTTGCTAAGGAAGTTTATCGCTTTTCCAACTGTAAGTGGTGGCCTTTTTCGTGTCATATTGCCTCCCTTTTTCATTTTATCTCATTATACCAGATTTTGTTTGAGATGTCAAGAAGTTTGGTCAATTTATTTTGTGCCTATGTTTAAAATTTTGAGCAAAGGTAACGCTGATATGCCAAAAGTTCCCCACTTTGTTTCAATCCAAACTGGATCTGGAAATACATCTATCTTTTTACTGCAGTTTGGGCAATCTACTTTATACCCATATTCAGTAACTTCAAATTTCTTTTTGCAGTATGGACATGTTCCGCTATCTTTTGTTTCGTTCTCCATTTTAATTACCTCCAATATTTTGGTACTGTTCCTTTCTCTACAGATCGTCCTGTACATCTCGGACATATGCGATTATATCCTGTCAATGACTTGAAGAATATATGATGGCACTTCATACACATATACGCCATCAACTTGTCAATGTAGTAAGTCATGTTCCCCTACCTTTGATTAAAATTTTGAGCAAAGGTAACTATTTTACTGACCTATCAAGAACAAGTGCCAAAAGCCAGCATCCTACAATAAATCCTACCCATATTACTGCTTCATCTATGTAGTTTATCTCCTTTTACTTAGCCACCAGTTATGATCTACATCTCCTTCCCTTTTTGCAAGTACTCTTCTGCCATCATCATTAGACTCGAATACTGCTGAGCAGGGACACCATGCTACGAAGTAATCTTCATGAAGTGTTCCCTCACTTACTGGATCGACAATAGCGAGTGCCCCAGGATAGCCACAAACTGGACACTCACGCTCCTCAATGTGGGCACTATTCCCTAATCTGTCTACTACTTTGAACTGCATTGTATTTCACCTCCCTTCAGTGATAGTTATACCATATTACCATTTTACCAGTTTACCATAATATAGCCCCCACCGTTTCCCGTCAACCCGTGAGCATAGGTACACCTTGCATGTGTGTAGTTGTGTGTGTATATGTCTTTCTTTTTTTATTTTTTTTTAAAGAAGGACATATACGCCATACGGCCTATGCTCACACGCCCCACACAAAACGCCCCCTCTATATTTCGGTATTATGGTATTATGGTATTATGATACATGCCTTAAAAGGCTGGACACCTACTATCTATTGTTAATCTTCGTCGTCTTCCATGATCTTCGCCAGCATCGCTGCTAATTCGGCCTTCTTTGTTGGGCTTAACTTCATGGCTTTCTTCACTAAAGCGTCTACACTCACTTCTTTTGTTTCACGAGTGTTAATAGGCGCTACAATGATGTGAACTGTACTGCCAAGTTCTGACAGTTTTGCATTGTAGCGGTTAGCGTTCTGAAAAGTAATCCGGCGCGGTCGTAATGCGAGTTCAATTACGTCCTCAATAGTGCAGTTGGATAGATCGAACTCCAGCTCCACATCCTTAGCCTGCAACTTAGCTTCCTCATCCTGTCCAGGTGTGATAGTGCAGGGCAGACTACGCACTACACCTGTCAACTTGGTATTGAGGTCTAAGTCGACAATGCCTTCACCTGTTACGTTGATAGGATTCATAGACACCTCCATGTGTGTTAGGGTAGGTGTCCAGTCCATCAAGACATGTATCAAGGTATTCAGTTGTCAATGAACGCAGTGTCAAGCACTGTTGGGATGATTCCCTAATTTCGCAAACATCATACCAAAAAATTTTGCAGTTGTCAAGCTTTTTTTTCACCTATCAGTTATTGGCAGTTGCCTTCAGTTGCTGTGTGTTATTGAGGCCGGCCTAGGGTGGGCATGGCCTTGCGTCTAACGACGCAGGCACTTATACCAAATTTATGCAGATTTCAATATGCACATTTACGTGCAAAGCATGTACCTATGTTCAAAATATTAATCAAAGGCCGAAGCGGCCTATGCTCAAAATATTAATCAAAGGTAACTGGAAAAAGTGTATAGTTAATGAATTGAGACAATGATATTGAAGATAGATGGAAACCAAATGTGCATTTGCCTTCTGCAAAAATAGATACATTTCCTGATAGAATGCACAGAATTAACCGTTGCAGTCTGCATTTGACTCTGATATGATATTCATGTTATGGTAATAAAGGGTGACGAGCAAGCAAGGAAGGTAGCTTTTAATCAGTGTAAGCAGGGAGCAGTACGAAGAGGCATTCCATTCTTATTGACACCTGAAGAATATTGTAGAGTGGTAATACTGCCATGTTATTACTGTGGAAATTTACCAACTATGGTAACTGATTCATTTTCTAAGAATATAGATGATGTAGAGTTTGTACATAATGGAATAGATAGAGTAGATAATGAGATGGGATATGTGAGGGGTAATGCTGCTCCATGTTGTTCTATTTGCAATATGATGAAGCGGGAATTGTCATATTCTGGCTTTTTAGATCATATCAGAAAGATTTATGAATATAGTCTCGAACATATTGAGTTGGTGAAGAAGGGATTTGTGGTAAGATAATGGATACTCGCTTTAATGGCAATGGCCGCAAGTATCAAATTCAGAAGTTGTGGGACATCCATCACGAAATCTTGCGTCTCCTATTATTAGGGTGGGATAAAACTGAGATCGCAAGGACGCTCGGTGTCACTCCAGTAATGGTGTCTTACACTGCCAATTCTGAGCTTGCAAAGCGGCAGTTAGAGGTGATGAGAGGTGCAAGGGATTCTGAGGCGCTTGATCTATCTGTAGAAATAAAGAGATTTGCCCCTGAAGCTTTTGAAACTCTTCAGGCAATCATGAGAGATGCAAATACACACGAGAAACATAAAATTGCAATAGCGATGGATGCACTCGATAGAGCTGGATATGCTCCCCCTAAAGTTATTGAGGGCAGATTTATGCATGCTCACTTTACAGCTGAGGAAATTGAAGAAATGAAGAAACGATCTAAGGAGTCTGGCCAGGTAGTTGAAGGGGAACTGGCAGAATCTAATTCTATTTAAATGGAGGTAGGTATGCAAGGCAGTAAAAAAGTTTCAGTGAAGTTAGGGCAGTTTGATAGGGCGTCTGTTGTTTTGAGATCGTTAGTTGGGGAGAAACTTCCTTTTAAAGCTTCCTATTGGCTACGAAGAAATATTGACATAGTTAGCAAGGTTTACCAACCCTTCCTTGATTCCAAGGGAATGCTGTTTAAAGAGTTTGCGGAGTTGGATGAGAAGGGTAATATTAAGCTTGATGAGACAGGGACGAATGTCAGACTGCTTGATGAGAAGAAAGATGAGTTCTGGAAACAGTATACTGAGTTGGCAGGCAAAGAAGTTGAGATCGAAATCTACCCTCTGAAGCTTGGGTGGTTTGATAAAGTCGAAGGCACAGTTGAGGAGTTGTCAGCGATAGACTTCCTTTTGGAGGAGGATGAAGTTGCATAAGTCTCTTATTATCATTATAGTACTTCTGTGTGCTGTCAGCATTTGCTTTGCAGATGGAACTAAGACCTGGAAGTTTCTTGAGTATGGCACCTATATAGTACCTGAGGATTTTCCGGATAAGTTTCTTGAATTTCCATCTCGTCTATTAGCCGAAGATGATATTGCAAATGGCAAAGCTGTGATGAGGGCCATAGAGCACAGAATTGGTACTATGTCTCTTTTGATCGTATGCTACCTAACTACTGAAACAGGATATGTTTTAGCAATAAGAACAGTTTCAGCTATTAGAGAGGATCCTGCAAAGCGTGTCATCTGTGCATATATTGATAAGCAACTTCTCGAGACTGGTAAGCCTTCGTTTATCTTAACAAAGACTAATGAGGCCCCCGACTTTGAAAAGTTTAAGAAAGATCGGGAACTTGAGCTTAGTAGGGTGAGGATCTAATCATGGAATGTAAACCTCAAATTTCCAAGAGCAACTTCACAACTATGACTCAAGATGACAAACTTAATAGTTTGTATGATATGCAGGTTGTTACTATGGAGTGTATTCAGGGTATTGAAGAGAAGGTGGAAAAACGGAAGTTGCTAGATCGCATCTCTGTAATAGCCGGTGGAGTTATCGGCGGTATTGTAGGAGCACTTGGGATTAACTCGGTGAAGTGAAATGGGAGACATGACTACCAATTTTTCAAGAAGTGAATTTGCATGTAAGTGCGGTTGTGGTCTTGACAGTATAGACCCATCATTAGTGGACATACTTCAATGTTCGAGGACTACAACTGCACTTACATATGAAATTGCCTCAGGTTGTAGATGTGAGAAGCATAATAAGAAAGTTGGCGGTAAACCTAATTCTGCTCACTTGAGAGGGGAAGCTGCTGATATTATGTGTGTAGGTTCACAGATGAGATATAGGATGGTTCAGGATCTTATAAAACGGTTTAGAAGAATTGAGATAAGGGACTCGTGGATTCATGTAGATGTTGACTCTACATTGCCACAGGATGTACTATTTCTAGAGTAAGGAGAGATTATGGGACTTGAAGTTATTCTTGCATTAGTTGGTACACTAGGTGGAATGATTCTTCCGCCTATCGTAGATTTTGTAAAGAAGAAGTTTATTCCAGCATCGAGTGATACTCCTGAGAGAACAATGGGGACACTGGCTACTACTAAACCGGAAGTGTTAGCTCCATATGTCTCAGCGCTTTCAGCATACCTTGATGCTCAAACAAAGTATTTCAATCGTGATGTAGTTGGCACCCCTTCGATATGGGTAATCAATCTACGTGCAGCTATCAGGCCTGTGGCAGTGGTAGCATCATTTTTAATCATAGGTCTTGACTTGGTAAAGCAACTTGAGTTAGATGCAGGAACCAGGGCTGGTTTGTTAACTGTCATTGGAAACTGGATAGGGTCAAGAATAAATGAAAACTCTTGATATAGTTCATATTGTCTGGAGAGATGCATTAAGCAACACTATGTTTTGGGAGTCACTAGACAATATTGTTGACTCACTTGACGAAGAAAGAGACTTAATGGAGACAGTTGGACAGATTGTCGAAATAGATGATCACTATATTACTATTGCAAGTTCAATTCACTATGATAGTTGTGGAGATCCTGCAAAAGCAGGTGGAGTACTCTCAATCCCTACAGGTTGCATTATTAAGATGAGGAAGATAAGTGGGCCAATCAAACGAAGGCGTTGACATTAGATCATCTGAGATCCAGGAGATTCTCGTAGGATGTATTGGGAATACAAGGTCGATTTCGAGAGTCATGTTTCCCAATCGCTTCACTCGTCCCTTTAGTAAGATGCACGAGAAAATCTTTGAAGTGTTAGATGATGATAGTATACAGCAGGTAGTTATTGCAGCACCTCGAGGATTTGGTAAGACCAGTTTAGGTATGGCTTATGAAGCTGGAAAGATTATATTTCGGGAGAAAAAGTTTATTGTTCCAGTCAGCTGTACTGCATCGCAGGCCGTCTTACAGGGTGAGAACTTAAAGCGGGAGTTACTGTCCAATGCTACGATAGGCAGATTATTTGGGCCAATGAAGAGCTCTTCATTTAGTCAGGATCAGTGGATTACTGAGACTGGAACTATGGTGATGCCTCGTGGTAGTGGACAGCAGATTCGTGGTCTTCTCTTTGGAGATTATAGACCTGATCTAATTTTCGGAGACGACATTGAAGATAGTGAAAGTGTTAAAAGTGAAGAGCAAAGAACGAAGTTGAAGGAATGGTTCTTCGCTGATGTCATGAATAGTGTAGATAGATCGAGGAAGGATTGGAAGATTGTTGTTGCAGGAACTCTTCTGCATGAAGACTCTCTATTGGCAAACCTTTTGGAAGATCCAAACTGGCATCCAGTCCTTCTTGAATTATTTGATGACAACTATCATTCGAACTGGCCAGAGTTTATGGATGATGAAGCTGTTAGGAAGCTGGTTGAGACTTACAGGAAGCAGAAGATGTTGGGCACCCTGTTTAGAGAATATCGGAATCTGCCAGTTGCCAAAGAGGATGCGAAGTTTAAAGCTGAGTATTTCAAGTATTATGAGGATGGTGATTTAAAGAATATTCAGGAGACTGTGGTATTAATGGATCCTGCAAAAACTGCTAAACATACAAGTGATGAAAGTGCTGCGGTTGGAGTTGGCTTGGATATGATAGGGAATAGATTCTTTGTGCTAGATGTAGACGCTGACAACTATCATCCAGATGAATTCATCACACATGCACTAGACATGTGTGTCAAACTAAAGGCAAGAGTATTAGGATATGAGGAAACTTCATTACACGAGTTCATATCATATCCACTTGAGAATGAAATAAGGAAGCGGGGTTTGATTTTAGAGTTGATTCCGCTAGCCGCAAGACTGAGTAAGGAAGAGCGTGTCTCTGGACTGCTTCCGTTTTATAGACAAGGTGAGATATGGCATAATAAGAGTGCCTGTGGTAGGTTGGAAGCTCAGTTGATGTCATATCCGAGAAGTAAGAGATGGGACTGCATGGACGCACTTGCATACGTTATACCTCTATTAGAGAAGGGTGAAAGATATTTCTTTGCAAAGAGTGAGAAAGCGACTGAAGCGGAGTTTGCAAAGTTAACGAATAAGGAAGAGGATTTTGAGCCACCTCCAGATGATGATGAGCCTTTTGAAGGCTGGCGGAATGTTTAACGCTTTGTTCATAATTTTAAACAAAGGTAAAATATGAAGATCGGAACTAATAAATTAAAGATGTCCTCTGGAGAAATTAGAACATTTGGGTCTGAAGAGAAGAGGAATAACTTCGAGCGTGTAGCTGAGGCAGTGAAACATGGTTGGGTTCCGCCTTCAAAAAAGAAAGGTCATAGCTGCACAACTCCAGTCCACGAAAAATTTAGTAACTACAATAAATATTAGGGGAGGGGAGAAGATGGCTGAGAAGCCTGTGAAAACTGAGGAGCAACTGATTCAAGAATTGGTTGAGAAGCGTGAGAAGTTTTCTAAAGGACAAACTTTAGGAATGGAACCTAAGCCTAAGCTTGATAAAGAGGCAGAAGCTGGTGCACCTAAGCGTGGGTGGCGTGGTGCAGTTGGAAATATCTACGACACTATTAAAGGAAAATAAGTTAGATGGCGACTCGTGAACTATGGTATGCAAATGAAGGGCCTGCAATATTTGATGATACAGCGTTAGCTACAGGCTGGTATCCTGCACCTTATGATACTCTTGCATTTAGAGCTGCTCTTTTATCACAAGCATATGTCACTGATGCGCCAGTTCTTGATCTTGAAATTGCTAGAAGAATGGATATAGATGGTACTCCTGGTGCTATTTTAAAAGCTGGTGCTAGTGGTCTTCCAGCAGACTCATTGATTACAGAGGATGCCACTTATATACTTATCTCAAGTAGAATTTTATCATCTGCTTCTATGAAACTGACAACTACTCCAGGTGCTGGAAAGATTATACAAGGAGATGCAGATGGTAACTTTTCTTGGGCTACTCTTACAGTTGTGGCTCATAATATATTGTCAGCTAGCCATACTGATTCCCTTACCGCTTCTGCAATCTTAGGAGATATTATACACGGAAATGTTACTCCAGTATGGGCACGACTTGCAGGAAATATTACTACAACTAAGAAATTCCTCACACAGACCGGCACTGGTGCAATATCAGCTTTGCCTACCTGGGGTACGATAGTTGATGGAGATGTGCCTGCTACACATAGTGGAAGTGCACATCATGTTGCTGTAACTTTGGCAACTGCTGGAGATACACTTCTTGGTTTATCTGGACAGACATTAGATTTAGATACACAAGTTGCTAATCTTATATTTGCAGGTCCAATTGCTGCACCTGCTGCGGCTCCAACATTTAGATCATTAGTTGCAGCAGATTTAGGAACAACACTCAGCCCAACATTTGCAGGTTTAACAGTTGGGGCACTTGCTGGTGTTCTTAAAGCTACAGCTGGTGTATTAGCAGGTTCAGCAGTTCACAGTGATTTGGGAAGTATTGGAGAGAATGACCACCATACAAAGTTTACAACTACAGAACATAGTGCGATTGGAGATAGTGCACCTCATCATGCAGCTGTAACTGTGTCAGCACCTATTTCAGTGATAGGCCAAGCGCTTTCTATTATTAATGATGTAGCTGCGGCGATTACAGAAGTTGATACTGGAGCAATGGCTAATTCAGATACAGTTATTCCTACAAGTAAGGCAGTAACAACTTCATTAGCAGCGAAGTTAAACATTACTTCTTTGGTTCTTCCCTTTTATATCGCTGCTGGAACTCTTGACACAATACCTCTAACCGCTGACCAGAAACTTCCTTTTTTCGATAGTGCAGCGGCAGCTAAGAATATATCTTTAACAACATAGAGAGCTAAATATGGCAGACGTTAAACTTGTTAAATCAATCTATACTGGAGGCGACGTTACCTCGTTGGGCGAGTTGGCAGCGGCAGATACCGTGGTAATTCCGTGCAAGGTTACAAATTCAGCCCAACCAGCATTTCTTGCTCAAGCGGTGGAACAGGCAAATGTCACGGGTGATAGTACTGTATACATTCCGACATTTGTTACGGAGATATTTGACCAGGGAAGTAACTTTGTTGCTGCCACGGGGATATTTACTGCTCCCGTCACCGGTCGCTATCAACTGTCGGTCATTATCACTTTTACTGGATTAGCGGCAGGCAACACAGAAGGATATGTTCAGCTGGTAATGTCTAATAGATCCATAACTCTAAATGACCTAAATGTTGGTGCTATCCAGATCGGTGGAAGTTGTATACTGAATGGGTCAATCTTGGTTGGTATGGATACTGGAGACACAGCTAAGGTCAACGTATACGTGGCAGGAGGAGCGAAAATCGTCACTGTACACTCAGCCTCTTTTTTTAGTGGATATTTAGTTTGTTAGTGAATTTTAATGCCAAATCCAGAAGACCTTAACTCACAAACCGAGGCAGGAAATTGAAGATGAAGTGTAAAAAGTGCAAATCGCGTAAAATAACCGTTCTCGGTCAAGGTAAGTACCTTTGCCGAAACTGCGGCCATCGTTTTTAGCTATGATCAAAATTTTAAACAAAGGTAGGATTTAAAATGCCAGTTAATTTACCAGTTCCTTCACAAACAGATTATGCAGCTATTGATGCAAGATCTGGAAATATTGCATATACTTATCCAAAAACTGAAAAGGGTGTTGAGCTTGACTTACGTCCTGGAAGTGAGTTACATGAGAGGATTAAAAATGCAGTTATCAGGCGTGCGCAGGATAGTTATAATATCATGAAGCGTAAGCATGCTGACTGGAACCTAACTGATCAGACATTAACTGCCTATATTCCACTTGATGAAAAAGAGAAAGCATTAAAGAAAAGAGATCCGAGAAAGCCTGTTTCTATCGTAGTCCCCTATACCTACGCCACGATGGAGACTCTCCTTACCTACCTCGTAACAGCTTTCTTGGATCTCCCCATGTTTCGATATGAAGGTGTGACGAGTGATGACACAGTTGGGGCGATAATGCTTGAGAAGGTTATTGAGCTGCAGACTATAAAAAACAAAGTGGGGTTGGGACTGCATACTCAATTCAGAGATGGGTTAGCATATGGGTTTGGAGCAGCCTGTCCAATTTGGGGAGAACAGTGGGGGTATAAGACTGAAAGGCTGCCTGGTAATACTAAGTCGAGAACTAGGAAAAGACTGTTTGAAGGTAATAGACTTGAAAATATTGACCCCTATCTCTATCTCCCAGATATAACTGTTCCTATTCATAAGGTTCAAGAAGGTGAGTTTGTGGGGTATATTGATAGAACCAATTATATGTCCTTGCTAGAAATGGAAGCCCAAAATCCAAATGACTTTTTTAATGTTAGATATTTAAAGGGTGTTAGTGGAACAAGTTCTTGGTTTGGGACTGAGCAATCTGCGAGAGACAAAAGGCAGAATATTTCTACAAGGACGCTTGATACTCATTCATCTTCTAATCCTGTAGATGTAGTCTGGATGTATATGAAGATAGTTCCTTCAGATGCAGATTGGAAGTTGGGTGATTCTGAGATTCCTGAAAAGTGGCTATTTGGAATAGCTGCAGATCAGTTTGTGATCTTTGCTAAGCCACTTGGTTTAGATCATGATATGTTCCCTATTTCCATCTTTGCTCCAGATTATGATGGATATTCAGTCTGCCCAATTAGCCGACTTGAACTTATCTATGGAATGCAGAACGTCTTAGATTTCCTGTTTTCAAGTCATGTGACTAACATTCGTAAAGCTATCAATGACATGTTGATAGTTGACCCTTACCTAATTAATATGGAAGACTTGAAAGACCCTGAGCCTGGAAAACTAATCAGGATGAGAAGGGCTGCGTGGGGAAAAGGTGTTAAAGATGCAGTTGCCCAATTACAGGTGAATGACATCACTAGAACTCATGTTAGCCAGGATGCTCCGCACGTGATAGATTTAATGCAGAGAACAAGTGGGGCAGTTGACAGTTTGATGGGTATTATGAGGTCGTCTGGTGAGCGGAGGAGTGCTACGGAGGCAAGGGGTTCGAGATCAAGTGCTTTGTCAAGGATAGCGAAGACTGCAAAAATTTGTAGTATGATGTCTATGTATGATCTTGCATATATGTTCGCCAGTCATACACAGCAGCTGATGTCTCAACCTACTTATGTTAGTACAATGGGTAGGTATCAACAGGAGCTGATGGAAGAATATGGACAAACTGATAAAGGTATGAAGGTTGATCCTACACAGATTGATATCAACTATGATGTAGTAATTCATGATGGCACTGTTGATGTTGGTGAGAGAGCAGATGCATGGACTATGATATATCAAGTACTAGCTGGAAATCCTTCAGTTGGAGCTGGATTTGATATGGTTAGAATATTCAAACACTTAGCGAGGATGATGGGTGCTAAGAATGTGAATGAGTTTGTCCAGAAAGGTGGAGGAGCTAAGATTCAGATGATGCAAACACAGGAAGTTATGAATGGAATAAAGCAGGGGAATCTTCAACCAATTGGAGGTAGAAGTGGCACTGAAGGCGAATAAAGCTGCGTTTGAAGAATTTTTAAGATCGAGTGTTTGGGTTGATCTTAAAGACATCATCAGTGAAAGGATTACTCTGGCTCTTAGAGAGTTAGAATATGAGAGTCCTAATGAAGATGTCTGGACTGATATAAGGCGTGTAGCCTCTGCTAGGGCTAGACTGGGGGAATTGCGGTACTTAGAGAATTTACCAGAATTTCTTGCAGATCAATATGATGAACTATCTAAAATAGAGGAAGGAGAGGAAGATGCCTGAGGAAAGTGCGACTGTTAGTCAAGTTGGACAGATTGGAGATTTGATGCAGGATTTTGTGCCTGCTGCTAAACCTGTTGAGGACAAACCTATCGATGATAAGCCTATCGATGACAAGCCTATTGTGGATAAACCAGTTGAAGATAAGCCTGTTGATGATAAACCTATTGTCAAAGATGAGAAAGATGAAGCTATCAAAAGTTTGATGGAGCAGGTTAAAACTCTGTCAACAAAAGTTACTGAGTTATCAACTAAGAAGGCTGAACCTGCAAAGCCTGCAGAATCTGTAGCTCCAGTTGTAGGAATGGGCTATTTCAAAGATAAGGCTGAATATGAAGCTGCCTTTGAAAAGCCTGAAGTCATGAGTGAAGTAATGGGGAGGGTTAGGAATAAGGCTGTGGAAGATGTACTGAAAGCAATTCCACAGGTGATTAACAATGTAGTGAAAGTGCAGATGGAAGTTCATCAAAGGACTGCTGACTTCTTCATTAAAAATCAAGATTTGAAGGATCATAAAGAGTTCATAGGTTTTGTAGCTAATGATTTGAGTGGGAGGAATCCTGATTGGACTATGGAGGAACTGTTTGAAAAACTTCCTGGAGAGGTGAGGAAGAGGATTGGGATGAAGGCGGAAGTGAAGAAACCTGCTTTTATACTAGGTAAGAAAGGTGGAGCAAGAGTTCCTGGTGAAAAACCACTGGACTTAACCCCGATTGAACAAGAGATTTCAGATCTGATGTAAAATCTGCCGACGTCGAAAGACGGTTCGGCTATCTATGGAGGAATTATGAGTAATTCAAGTTTGGATAGGAAAATTTACAGCTTCTTTAAAAGAGGCGTGTTTGAAGGTAACCTAACAATAACTGGTACCTTAGTATCAACAGGTCTTCTGACGCCTACATCTGGTCTTGTGCTGGCCACAAACAGTATGTTAGTTGGAGTAGCTGGTGTTAGTGCTGCGCTTGCTATCGCTGTGCAGTCTGTGCCTGGAAGGGCAGCTGGGGCGGTAGTTGATATAGTAATTGCTGCAAATAGAGTTCTTGGTCGAGTTGCGAGTGGAGACCTTGGTGGAATTCAGATTACTGATAACCATATTGACGCTGCTGCTGCTATTACACTAACAAAGATAAATTGGGTACCTGGAATAGTAATGGGTGCTGTTACTGGGATTGGCTTAAGTATGGCTCCTGTTGCTGCAGCTGCCGGTCTTAAGATTCATACTCATTTAGCAACTGGTGCAGTATATGACTATGCTAATGAGTTCAAGGGTGAATCTGTAAAGACATCTGGATTCTATGATGGTCTTGCTCTTGACTACCAACTGGATGGGTCTGGAACTAGCATCCTGCGAGCGATTCGTGCAACTGTTCAGTTAAACTCTGGAAAGTCAATGACTGGGACTGACTACGCAACACAGAGTATGTTAGCTGCTGGAGTGTTTTCTGCTAGTGTATCTGGTACTATAAACGGTGCTGGTGTTACTGTTGCTGGTATCCTCGGGCAGATTGGCTCTAATAATCTTGGCACGCTAACTACCTGTAAGTATATGGCTGCAGTCTGGGCTGACTGGGCAAGTTTGGTTGAGTTAGGCGCCGGAACGTCTGCAATAATCCTTGCTACAGTTGGTGAAGGTGCTGGTGCGGCGATTGTAGACTTTGGAATTCGACTGATAGGTGCTGGTAAAGTTACTACTGGAATCGGTATGTCTGGAGCTATGACTACCGGAATTAGAATTGAAGACGTTACAGGTAATGGTATTTACATTACTGGAGTAGCTGGTACAGCTCTGAGAATTAACAAGACGGCAAATACAGCTGGAACTATGGTAGTTCACTGCCATCAACTTGCTGATCCCCTAGAAGACTATGTTATAAATGACTTCAAGGGTGAGGTTTTACATGTTGCTAATGGGATGACAGGCATAGGATCATCTTGGGTTCTAGATGTAAATAGTGCTGGCTCCTTAAATGGTATTATGTCAACTGTTTTCTTAGGAGACGGACGCACTTTGTCTGGAGCTGGGTCTCTGGCTGGTATAAGTGGTGGAGTTGCTATAACTGCTGGAATTGTAAACGGAGCAGACGTCATTCTATCTGGAGTTATTGCTGGGATGATGCAGAGTGGTACTGGAGTACTTACAGCATGTAAGTATATGTCTGCACTATGGGCAAGTTCAGTATTAAATGCGGCTCCAAGTGCTGGAGAATCTCAGTTGGTACTCTTGACTGCTGAAGGTGCTACAATAGACCAAGCCATGTTTATTTCTGGTATTGTTAGCATAGACAAATTTCTAAACTTGGATACAACTGTAACAGCTGGTTTTGTTACTGCCGGTGCTACAGTTGCTGGAACTCCGAATATAAAACTTAAGTGTAAATTCGGAACTACTACGTTTTATCTTCAGGGGTATGATTCTTAATCTTTAACCCTTGATGTAACTTTGTTCACAATTTTGAACAAAGGTAATTCAAAAGAGAGTGCCTCGCCTCTGGGCTATTCAGAGGCAATCTGAAAAGATTAGGAGATTAAAATGCCTGACAATGCTTTTTTAGGAATGCGTGGAACTGGCGACTGGGCAACTGACCAGAGGCCAAAATCATGGCGTGAGCTAATCCTGTTCCTCTATCCTTAACCATTAGGGTCACTGTTATTACAGTGAGAATTTGGCTATATGCTGGAAACTCTTCTAAAGATTCAACTACCAAAGTGTGAAAATGGAGAATACATGGAGACAATCAGCAGGGAAGATATGAAGTGGTTTGAGCAACTGTCGTACTTTTTCGGAGTTTGGCTTGGAGATGGACATTATATGTGGCAACCTTGGATACACAAATATGAGTTGGGATTAGTTAATATGGATCAAGAAATACTGCTTAAAGCACAAGTTGAGCTTGAAGCATCTATTTCGAAGATGAATAAAACTCATATGTATCAGGAAACTACTAAAAATGAGAGACCTTTATATAGATTAAGATGGAATGATAAGCAGTTAACAGATTTTGTGTGTAGAACAACTGCTTATAAAATGCAGATTCCATCTTATATTTGGCAAGCATCAAAAAAATCCAAGCTAGATTTTTTCTCAGGTTTGATGGATACAGATGGTTCAATATCTATGTTAAGGAATGGTTACTGGTTTTTAAGATTTTCAGGAGGCAAAGGTTTTGTTAATCAGTTTCCTGATCTCTGTAGAGTAATTGGAATAGATATTACATCTAAGACACTTGAGAAACACAGTAATCCTAATCACGCTGATAGATGGTTATTTAATATATCTATAAAGTCAGCAGTAGATAATGGATTCACTTTTTACTGTAATCGAAAAAGAGCTAGATTGCTTGAGTACATAAATCATAAACCCTCAGAGACTACACGCCAAACGTCTTTAGAGACGAAGATATAGTCCGCTCTCATATGAGAATATGAGTTAACATTAGGAATGGGATGGTTCCGCTGACAGCTATTCTGTCAAAAATGAAAAATGAGAAAGTAACTGACCCCCAATTCTACTGGTGGACAAAGAAACTGCCTGAGCAGGCAGGTGCAGTTACTAACATCTATACTAATGCTAATATGGCAACTCTTTATGCCACAACGTACCCTGCCCCTCCGGCTGGTGCAGTTGTTGGGACAACCATCTATATTAAGATGGCTGAACTGGCGGCTTCTGAATTTAGAGTTGGGCATCAAATCCTTTTGAGAGATGCGAGTGATTCAACTCTTGATGTCAATGCGAAGGTGACTGCTAGGACGTTAGCTGGTGTAGCTTCAAAG